ATGGCAATTGACGGCCGTCTTGGCATCCTGGCCGTCGTGCTCTCGGCCTCTGGTCTTGTCTACATAGCCCAGCGCGAGGGCTACAGCGATGTCGCCTATCCCGACCCTGTGCATGGTGCGAAGGTGCCCACGGTGGGCTTTGGCACCACCGAGGGCGTCAAGGTGGGCGACAAGACCACGCCCGTGCGCGCGCTGATTCGACTGCGCGCCGATGCCGCTGAAAAGGAGGTTGCGCTGCGCCGCTGCTTCGGCGACGTGAAGCTCTATCCGCGCGAGTGGGATGCCTTCGTGGGCCTGGCGCACAACGCGGGCGCTACCTCGGTCTGCATGAACAACGAGCGCACCGGCCCCAGCACCATCGTGCGGCGCCTGCAGGCCAATGACCATAAGGGCGCCTGCGAGGCGATCCTGCTTTATGACCGCGCCGGCCCGGTCAGCAAGCCGCAGGACCGCTGCAGCCATCCCGACAACCGCACCTGCAGGGGTGTCTGGACAGACCGCCAGCGCCTGCGCGCGATGTGTCTCGGGGAACCCATGCCATGAGCGCGCGCATCTGGATCACCGCAGCCCTGGTGCTGGCCGCCGTCCTGGGGTTGCGGGCCTGGAATGCGCATCTGGTGGCCCTGGGCGATGCCCAGGGAGCAGAGCGCGTGCAAGGCCAATGGAAGGCGGCGGACGCCCGGGGCAAGCAGGAGCAGGCCCTGGCTGCGGCCAAGGCCGCACAGGAGCTCGCAGCGCGCGAGCGCCAGGCGCGCGAGCAAGAGCAAGCCAAGCAACGTGATGCCGAAAGGATTGCCCGTGAACAAGCCAACCGCGAGGCCACGCTTCGCACTGCTGTGTCTGCTGCCGATGCTCGCAATCGCAGCCTGCACACCACTATCGCCCAGCTCAATGCCGATGCCGCAGCCCGGCTGTCCGGCAGCGCCGCGAGTGCCTGCACCGCCGCCGACGTTGATGCAGCCACCGCCGCCCGCAACGCACTCGGACAGTGCAGCAGCCGATACACAGCGGTGGCAGCAGTCGCTGATGGACTCGCCATCCAGGTGAGAGGCTTGCAGGACTTCGTGGGCGTCCTGCAGGGCACCAGCACAACAACGCAGCGAGGCACCGATGGTTTTTGAGTTGACGCTGGGAAACGTGATCACGGTGCTGGCCCTCTTCGTTGCCGCCTTGTGGGCGCTGATGAAGGTGATAAGCGGGCAGCAGGAACGGCGCCTTGCGGAGCGATTCGATGCCCTGGGGAAGACCATGGAGTCGATGCTTTCCGCGCAAAGGGACACGGACAAGGCGACCCAGCAACTGGAGCGGGAGTTCCGCAAGCACCAGGCCGACGTCGCACGCGACTACGTGCTCCGGGAGGACTTCGTGAGGCACATAGGAATCATCGAAGCGCGCATCGACAACTTCGCGTTGCGCATGGAGCGCTACCTGGAACAGATTCTGAAAGGGGGGAATAAGTGAGCATCGACCTGTCCAAAATCCGTCGAGAGGAGATCCGCTGGCATCTTCTGTCCGCCGTCAACCTGAGCCGGCCTGCCGGCATCTACACCGAGCCGCTGCTCGCCATCATCCGCGCCGTTTATCCAGACGCCACGCACCAGGAGGTGCGCGTCAATCTGGACTATCTGGAAGCCCGCGAGATGGTCGGCATCGCCAAGGACCCGATGGACCGCTGGAGCGTGGACCTGACACGCACCGGCATCGATTTTGTCGAGTACACGATCGACGCCCAGCCCGGTATCGCTCGGCCCAAGATCACGCAGGTTTGACATGCCCCCTCGCAGCAAAGTCCATGGATTGCCGCCCGAGCTCAAGGAGTGGCTGGATTCCGAGCTGGTCAAGCGCGGCTTTGGCGACTATGTGCAGCTCGCAGCCGATCTGAAGGCGCGCGGTGCAGACATCTCCAAATCCGCCCTGCAGCGCTATGGCTCGCCATTCGAGCGTGCCATGGCGAGGGTGAAGATGGCTACGGAGCAGGCCTGCGCATTGGTCGATGCCGCGCCTGACGATGAGGACAAGCTGAGCTCGGCCGTCATTCGCATCACGCAGGAGAAGATCCTCAATCTGCTGATGGACCTGGATATCGACGCCGAGGATGTCGACGTCAACAAGCTGTTCAAGAACGCCGCCGAGATCGGCAAGGCCAGCGCGGCGAACAAGAAATTCAGCCTGGAGGCCCGTGCCGCCATAGAGGCTGCCGCACGCCGCAAGGCGCTGGAGGATGCGAGCCAGAAGGCAGCCGAATCGGCGAAGCAGCAGGGGCTGTCCGCCAATGGCGTGGCGGCGCTGCGCGAGGCGATCATGGGAGCCCTGTGATGGAGCAGACCGCCGTCGCAAAGGCTTCGGGCATCCTGATGCAGTACCAGGTGGACTGGATCAAGGACCAGTCGCCCGTCAAGATCATTGAGAAGTCGCGCCGCATCGGCATCAGCTACGCCGAAGCCGCAGACGACGTGCTTTATGCCGCCAGCGCCGAGGGGGCGAACGTCTACTACATCTCCTACAACAAGGACATGACGGCGGGCTTCATCAACGACTGCGCGACCTGGGCCAAGGCGTTCAATGCGGCTGCGGGCCAGATCGAGGAGTCGCTGATCGAAGTCGAGGACAAGCAGATCCTCACATACACGATCAAATTCGACTCCGGTCACATGATCCAGGCCTTCACCAGCAACCCGCGCAACCTGCGCTCCAAGGGCCGGCCTGGTGAGCGCCTGGTGATCGATGAGGCGGCTTTCGTGGACGACATCCAGGAACTGCTCAAGGCCGCCATGGCCATGACGATGTGGGGCGGGCAGATCCGCATCATCAGCACGCACGATGGCGCGGACAACCCGTTTGCCGAGCTGATCAACGACGTGCGCGCGGGCCGCTATGACTACAGCCTGCACCGGGTCACGCTGGACGATGCGTTGCGCGATGGCCTGTACCGCAAGATCTCGGCCGTTACGGGCCGTGTGTGGTCGCCGGAAGCCGAGGCCGCTTGGCGCAAGGCCACGATCGACCGCTACCGCCCCAACGAGGACGAGGAGCTGTTCTGTATTCCGGCCCAGGGCGGCGGCTCATGGCTCACGCGCGCCCTGGTCGAAAGCCGCATGCGCCCCTACCCGGTGATCCGCTTCAACGGCACGCAGGATTTCAACAACGCTACGCCCGATCTGCGTGCGCGGGTCATGCAGGACTGGATCGGCGAGAAGCTGCAGCCGCTGCTGGTGTTCGACCCGGGGCTGCGTCACGCCCTGGGCATGGACTTCGGGCGCACCGGCGACTTGTCGTCGATCGCGCCCAACGAGGTCGCCACCAATCTGCATCAGCGCATTCCCTTTCTCGTTGAGATGAAGAACGTGCCCTACAACCAACAGCTGCAGGTGCTCTTTTGCATCGGCGACGTGCTGCCCCGCAAGAGCGGCATGGTGATCGATAGCAAGGGCAACGGCAGCTATGTCGGCGAAGCTGCCCATGACCGATATGGCTCCGTAGTGCACCGTCTGATGCCCTCTGAGGGCTGGTACCGCGACAACATGCCACCGTACAAGGCAGCGCTGGAAGATGGCACGCTGCTGCTGCCACAGCACGACGGCCTGCTGCAAGGCCATCGAGCCATCCGCCTGGTGCGCGGCGTGCCACGCATGCCGGAAGGCAAGACATCCGATGGAAGCCATGGCGACTCGACCATGGCCTGCATCTATTCGCATGCCGCTGCACGCATGCAGTGGGGGCCTGTTCACGTCAGCAGCCGCCCGCGCGGCAGCCGCCTCGATGCGTCCCTGGAAGGCTACTAAATGACTCGCGGAATCTATGTTTCCCCCACCGAATTCGTCTCGTTTGCCGAGGCGAAAAAGCCCAATGCTCCGCTGGTCGATGAGATCGCAACGCGCGCCCGCTCGGGGGACCTGTTCGGCCTGGGCTTTTTGCTGCCCAACCCCGACCCGATCCTCAAGAGGCAGGGCAAGGACATTCGCGTGTACCGTGACCTGCGCAGCGACGCCCATGTGGGCGGCTGCATCCGGCGCCGGAAGGCAGCAGTCAAGAACCTTGAGCTGCGCGTGAACCGCGAAAAGGCCAGCGCCCGGTCCACCCGACTGGCGCGCGACATCTTCAGCAGCCTTGACACCGATACGCTGCTCAATGAGGTTTTGGACGCAGTCTTGTACGGCTGGCAGCCGCTGGAGCTCAATTGGGGAATGCTGGGCGGTGCCCTGGCACCCTTGTCGGTGGTGGGCAAGCCGGGCGAGTGGTTCATGTTCGACCAGGAGGCCCAGCTGCGGTTTCGCAGCCGCCAGCAGCCCATGACGGGCGAGGAACTGCCGGCCCGTAAATTCCTGCTGGCCCGCCAGGAGGCGAGCTATGCCAACCCCTATGGGTTTGCGGACCTGTCCATGTGCTTTTGGCCCACGGTCTTCAAGCGTGGAGGACTCAAGTTCTGGGTGACCTTCACCGAGAAATACGGAACTCCCTGGCTGGTCGCGAAAACCCCGCGCGGCACGCCCAAACACCAGAATGACGAGCTGCTCGACAGTCTGGAATCCATGATCCAGGACGCCGTCGCGGTGATCCCTGACGACGCGAGCGTGGACACCCTGGAGGCCGGCGATCGCGCGGGCAGCACCGACCTCTACAAGGAGCTGCTGATGTTCTGCCGCTCCGAGGTGTCGATCGCGCTGCTCGGGCAAAACCAGAGCACCGAAGCCAGCTCAACACGCGCCAGCGCGGTGGCCGGTCTGGAAGTCGCGGCCGAGATCCGCGACGGTGATGCACGCATGGTCGAGGCCACACTCAACCAGATGCTGCGTTGGGTGGTAGACCTCAATGAAGGCCCCCAGGCTCCGGCGCCCAAGGTGGAGCTGTACGAGGAGGAGGAAGTCAATCAAGCGCAGGCTGCGCGGGACAAGTCACTCACCGAATCGGGTGTGAAGTTCAAACCGGCCTATTGGAAGCGCACCTACAGGCTCCAGGATGGCGACATTGAGGAGGCTGTGGCCGACCAGCCCCCTGCAACGGTCAACACCCCAGCCGAGTTTGCCGAAGCAGCAGGCACAGTCTCGCCTGATACCGCGCAAGCGCTTGGCACCGGGACGGCACCGACCGTGGCCGGCTGGGTGGCGCAGTTGCACGGCCTGGTCAACACGCACAGCGACCCCCAGGCCCTGCAGGAGGCGCTGCTCGATGCCTATAGCGATCTGCCCACGCAGGAGCTGACCGAGCTGATGGCCATGGCGTTTGAACTGGCGCACCTGCAGGGGCGTGACAAGGTCGAGCAGGAGAGCACCCGTGCCTGATGCCAACACCGTCGACGGCGTGCGCCAGCAGTTCGCGGAGCAGATCGATTTCCTGCGCAGAAAGCTGAACCTGCCCAGCGAAACATGGCGCGACATCCAACGCGCGGCGCACGATCGGGCGTTCATGGTGGCCGGCGCAATGAAAGCCGATCTGCTCGCAGATCTGCGTACTGCCGTGGAGCAGGCCGTGCAGGGTGGCTCCATTGGAGAGTTCCGCAAGACTTTTGCAGAGATCGTGGCCAAGCACGGATGGACCGGCTGGACCGGCCAGGGCAGCGCGGCAGGCGAGGCTTGGCGCACGCGGGTGATCTACCGCACCAACATCACGGCCTCCTATGCAGCCGGCCGGCGCGCGCAGCTGCTGGACCCCGACCTACTAAAGCGCCGGCCCTACTGGCGCTATGTGCACAACGACAGCGTGTCACATCCCCGGCCGCTGCATAAGCACTGGGGTGACATTCGTCTCACGCTCCGATATGACCACCCGTTCTGGGACACGCATTTCGGCCCCAACGGCTGGGGTTGTCAGTGCAGCGTGGTGGCGGCTGCCGCACCTGGCCCGGATGATGCGACCGAGCCGCCCGACGGATGGGATGACATCGATACGGCCACAGGTGCCCCTGCGGGCATTGATGAAGGCTGGGACTACGCGCCTGGCGCACGGGCCAACGACGACCTGCGCAGCTTTGTGCAGGACAAGCTGATCAACTATCCCCCTGCGATCAGCACCGCGCTGTCGCGCGACGTCAACCGCTACATCAACGCCGAGCAGTTGGTGCCCGACTTTGTGCGCGAGGTGCTGGGTGATCGCCAGCGCCGCGACCCGCTGTGGCTGGGATTCGTGGAGAAGCCCGACGCGATCGCGCCCTTGATCGGTGTGGATGCCCGGGGCTACACAGCGCTGCTGCCAGCTGATGCACCACGCCATGTGCAGTCATCGCATGGCTTCGACGGCTCTGGACAGCGCCCGGCGTCGCCGGAGGATTTCGCGCTGCTTGAGAGCGTGCTCAACGAGCCCGACCAGTTGCGGGCTGGAAACCCTTCACGCCACGGCAATGCCACGCTGGTGGCGACCAAGACGATCAACGGTGAGGTGTTCCGGGCTGTATGGGAGGTGCTGTCGGGGCGGCGCAATCGCTCGCTGTCGCTCACCAGCTTGGTGATCAAGACCGGCCAATGAAAAAGCCTTGCACCCCCCAACCTAGAACGTCCGAGGACGAAACCGGGTTTGAACACCCGGGGGTTGATGCTGTGCAAGGCTGTGTAATTTTACCGAAGGGGCTGATATGCCGCAAATCATCGCGCTGACCGATCGCAGCGGTTTGGACTACCTGCAGGGCCTGGTCGAACGCAGCCGCAACCTGCTGCCCGTTCTCAAGGAAATCGGTGAAGACCAGGCCCAAGAGACAAAGCAGCGCTTTGCGACGGCCACGGACCCAGATGGCAATGCCTGGGCACCCAACAAGCCCGTCACGATGGCGCGGTATAGCGCACTCTTCGCCCGCAAGAAGGACGGCACGCTGACCAAAGGTAGCCAGGCCAGGCTCGCCAACAAGAAGCCAGGCACTGGCGAGACGCGCATGCTGGGTACAACGATCAACTACCAGGTGCAGGGGGAGGACGCTGTGGGCATCGGCAGCCCTATGGTCTACGCCGGCACGTTCCACTACGGCGCCAAGTCCGGCGAGTTCGGCTTCGGAATCTACGCAAGCCGCAATGGCAGCTTTCCGATCCCATGGGGCGACATTCCTGCTCGGCGCTTCCTGGGCATGTCCCAGGCCGGTCGGGATAGCGTCGTCAACCTGGTGCGCTCATACTTGCTCGACGAGTAG